TCATGTGTGGGGGGCCGGGCACCCCCCGGCCACCGACCACAACAGAAGGAAACACCATGTCAGTTCTTCTTTCGGCTCTTTCGCAGGGCACCATCGGCATCCAGCCGCGCCCGGTCATCGTCAAGGCACGGTGCGTCAGCAGCGTCTCGGTCGGTGATCTCGTTCGGTTCGATCTGTCGCAGGCATCGTCCATTCCCGGTCAGGGCGATGCTGCGTTCAACGCGACGACCAACTCCAAGTTTGCCAATGTTGCCATTGGTCCGTTCACTGGTGACAGTGCCGGAGGCATCTATGGAGTGGCGCAGACGGCTGCTGCTGCTGGGCAGCAGGCGGACATCATGGTCTGCGGCGTGACGAACGTCAAGTGTGCGTCCGCGACGTACACCGCTGGTCAGGCAGTTGGTCCGAGCGGCACCGCCGCCACGGCCACCAACTCAAGCCCGGCAGCGAAGATCGGCGTCGTGCTCACCAGCAGCGGTGGTGCGGTCACGTCCGTCCAGATTCTGCTTGATGGAAGCCTCGCGCTCGCCTGATTGATTTATGGCCCCGCCCGGGAAACCGGACGGGGTTCATTTCCATGCTTACGTACGGTGATCTCAAGAACCACGTGCTTCTGGCTATCGGTGGCCGTCCATCGACGGCTGCTGGGCAGACGGTGGCACAGCGGCAGGCGGAGATCATCAACATTTCTGGGGAACACCTGTTTACGCACCCGTGGCGATTCAGGGAGCGGACAGACGTTGTTGCCACGGTTCCCGCCCAGTCATGGGTGGCGCTTCCGGCGGCGTTCTCCGAACTGACGCAGGTCTGGCGGCAGAACCAGCAGGTTGTTGTCCTATCTCCCGAACAGGTCGAAACCGCCCGGGCATCAAATTTCAACGACCGAACCTTGATGGCCTATGTCAGGGTCGTCGTTCCGACGAACGCAGCGCCAACCCAGACGCATCGTCTGGAACTGTATCCGACCCCGATCGCTGCCGAAAACCTCAAGGTGCTCTTCCGGGCTGGGTGGGTTCAGGTTGCGCACGACACGGCAAATGATTACGTGGTGTCCATCCCGCAGCATGTTGAGGCAACGCTGATAGCCTATGTTCGTGCCGTTGCAGAGGGCTACGAAGATGGAAGCCAGAGCCAGCGATTTGCGGAAATTGAGGCTGGTCCGATCTTCGGTGCAGCCAAGCAAAAAGACGGCATGATTCAGAGCAATTTCGGCCCGGTCCAGCCGAACACGTGGCGTGGAAACTCACGCAGTGGACCCGGATTCACGATCTTCAACCCGGTCCAAGGACCATCGTAACAAGGAACGTCAATGTCGCACATCGTCTCTGCGTCGAATCAGGGCACGCTCGGCGTGCATCCCGCCTCGGTTGAGGTCACGGCCCGCAACTCCGAAACCGTTGACACCATCAATGTTGGTGATCTTGTCCGGTTTGATACCGCGCAGGCATCGTCCATTCCCGGGCAGGGCACTGCCGACAACAACTCTCCGTCCAACTCAAAGTTTGCGAACGTCAAGCGCAACATCCTTGTGCTCAACGAATCCTTTGGAATCTACGGTGTTGCGCAGCAGCAGATTCTTCCCGGAAAGACCGGAAAGATCATGGTTGTCGGCGTCACGCGGGTGAACTGCGTGGCCGGAAACTACTTGGCGGGGCAGACGGTTGGTCTTGTGTCTGCCGTTGGCCTTGCGAAGGTTTCCAATTCTTCTCCTGTGATTGGTTTTGGAACCGTGCTGACCCCGGGCACCAACATTACAAACGTCGAAGTAATGTTCGACGGTTCCTTCGGAATGACCACGCGCAACCGCATGTTCAACGACGGACCGAAGGTGTATGGTTCGACGCGCGCAGGGCAATTTATTCGCGATGCGCAGAGCGGTGTGAATTCGCTGGATGTCGTCGTGATTGGCGACAGCAACGCCGGATTCCCGGGAGACAACGGATATACCGTCGCATGGAACCGCGTCATGCAGTTTGGGCTGCGAGTGCCTGTGTATGCCACTCCGCTGATGAGCGGCGGGCCATCGAATCAGAGCCAACTGACAACGGGGAACAGCAGGGGCGATGGGTTGTGGTGTCTTGGCAACTCACAAAGTTGGAATGCCCAAAGCGAGGCTGGTGGGAGCAATACGGGCACGACATTCAAGAACATGATTCAGTCCACCGACACCGAGATTGTCGGGCTGCGGACATGGCTTGGATTCAACTTCACAAACCACAACGTCAACGACACGACAAACAAGAGCCTTTTCCCGATGGGTTGGATGTCGAATCCAGCGGTCGTTGAAGTCGGCCAACGGTTTACGAGTAGTTTCAACAATTACCTCGCCGTGTCCAACCAAGTGGTGAGCGGCGTCAATGCGTTTGGATCGGAACTCGGATTCGGAACGGCGGGAACCGGAGGTCATGCGCTCCAGTACCGCATCGTCCACGGAACGTTCCCAACGGCTGGCTCGTTCAAGCCGTATGCGTTCTACCTCGGAACCACGGGCGCGCTTCTGCGCGACTCGTCCACTACCTCGACGGGCGGCGGATACGGATATAAGACAAAGGCTTTCGATGTTACGTCATTCACACTTGCGGCGGTGGGAAGCCAGCCAAACCGCGTCTGCTTCACGTGGGACGGCGCGAACAGCGCGACGAACGCAGATCAGGCAAATGGTCCGTTCGCGTGTCTCTGGCAGAGCGTGATCCGCCCGAACTTCAAGGGATACGCCGTCAACTGCCTCAATTACTTCGGCGGATTGACCACCACGCAGGTCGCGGAAAAGATTGAAGACTGCGACAAGATGCTCGACGCCTACCTGAAGGAACTGCGCGAGCGGCAGGTTGGTACGACTCCCGGCACAGCGGGAACTGGTCGCGTGCTTGTGTTCCTCAACTCTGGAATCAACGGCACCGAAACGACCTCGACATGGCCACTAGCGGCGCAGCGGATCATCGACCGATTCCGTGCGCGGTGGGTCGCAACTGGCGGAAGCCTTGAAAATCTTGCGTTTGTATTTACGGTTACCCACCCGACTGCCGATGCTGGCGTAACGTGGACGGCGAATCGTGCGGCGGTTGCTGCGGCAGCAAACGCCTACGCGGTTGATAACGGAAGCACCTACGACCTCGCGGTCGTTGACATCGGGCAGATGTTGACCGGACTGGTGATGTCGAGGTACTCGATGTACGACAGCGGAGGGCAGGCGCACCTGACGAAGGTGGCGATCCCACCCGCAGCAGTAACGACTGCCACCGATGGATACGAAACGATTACCAGCGCAATTGTGTCTGCATTGATTTCTTCTACATGACCGACATCGACGTAAAATTCATTCAGAAGATGTCTGGATAAGCCATGACCATCGAGCGCGACAACATCGTGCGGCTGTCTGCCAGAGACTGGATTGCAATTGTCGGCATTGTCGTGGCCGTCAGCAGTGGAGTCTTGGCAGCGTTCATTCACCACGACCGTCTGCTTATGCGGGTCGTGACGCAACAGGAGTCGTTGTCGGACAGGCTTGCCAAGATCGAGGCGAAGATTGAGGTATCTCGCAACTAGCCTCGTCTTGTGTGGGTGCTCCGCGAGCAAGCGGATTGGCACGAACGCATCGGCCATCCAATCGGAGGCACGTGCGCTCGCGGAGCACGGGAACGAGACTGGAGACCAGACCGTGATTGATGGATCGGAACGCATCTACACCTTGGCGCAGGCCATCCACAAGGAGATCCCGTCCATCGAGGACAAGGTTCCGCAGTGGCTGATCACGCTGGAGTGGGCCATCATTGCGGTCGTTGCGGTTGCGGCGGTTGTGATTCTGTGGCAGACGGGTATTGGTCAGGCCATTCGCATGGCTCTAGGGTGGATCCCACGGGCCAAGCGACAGGACGCCGAACTTGCTGCCGACATGCTGGATCCGCACCACAAGGAGAATGCGCGGGAGTACATCGCCGCCCGCCGCGCATCAGACCCAGAATTCAACTCGGCCTTTACGAAGGCACGGGCGGCACGAAAGAAGGATGCAAGACATGCTCGCTGACGCCTCTTCGTTTCTTGGTTCGGTGTTCTTTGCCCTGCTTCTCGGCGTGGTTGGCTTTGGCGCAGGCATTCTGGTGTCGCGCAAGTACGGCAAGAAGTTCTGATTGACAGGAAACTCTCATGGCAATCAAGTTGCAGATCCGCCGTGGCCTCGCCGCTGACTGGGCAAACCCATCCAACAACCCAGTGTTGCTGGCTGGTGAGATCGGGCTTGAAACCGATACTGGCAACTTCAAGATTGGCGATGGGACGCTGGTTTGGAATTCGCTCCCATATGCACGCGCTGCATACGCGCAGATTTCCGGTGCTGGTAATGACTTGAACGCCGCTGCGTATGTGCAGCAGGGGCGATTTGAGATTGCTGCATCGGTGGTGACCAATGTCCCATCTGGCTGGACTCCTGCGTCCGACGCCCCGGGCATTCTGCTGGTGACCCGCATTGCCACTGGCAGCGTGGCCCAAGTGTTGTTCTCGACCAAAACCCAGCGCGTGTTTTTTCGTGGATGGGATGGGACGGTTTATACCACGTGGGCTCCGCTGTTCCCAGTTGATGGATCTATTGTGACAGCACAACTGGCTGACGGAGCAATCACGACTGCAAAGATTGCGGATACGGCGGTGACGTATTCAAAATTGGATTCTTCGGTTCTTCCTGTAGCGTGCATACAAATGTTTGCTGGAACATCTGCTCCTTCTGGTTGGCTTCTTTGCAACGGCCAACTTGTTTCACGAACAACTTATGCGGCTTTGTTTGCAGCAATTTCAACGTCATTTGGCGCGGGGGATGGTTCGACTACATTTGCAGTTCCGGATTTGCGAAACAGGTTTGCTGTGGGTGTTGGGACCACGGGATTCACGGTTGCCATTGGAGGAACCGGAGGTTCCAAGGACTCCATCGTTGTTGCCCACACACATACTGGAACAACTGATTCTGCTGGAGCGCACACACATACTGTGAGTGGTGCGTCAACCGCATTGACTGGAAGCAGCGGAACTGGGGCATCCGAAACAGTTGTAAGCACCCAGACCACATCATCTGCCGGAGCACACCAGCATACGTTTACAACTGCATCGACTGGCGCTTCTGGAAACAACCAAAACCTTCCTCCGTATTTGGGTTTGAACTACATCATTCGGGCTGTGTAATGCCATACGCATCGGTCGCAATTCCTTATCGCGGAATCAGCGTCGATGCCGCATATTCGGCACTGCCGAGTGGCTTTACTGCCGAGAGCCTGAACGTAGTTCCATACGACGCATTCAAGGGCAAGTTGCGTCTTGGAAAGCGCAGGCCGCTGCTCGGCGCGTACACGTTCAACGATGTCCCAACGTCTGCGACACGCGAGGTGCAGGTGGTCTTGCGCGCCGACGCGTATGTGGCAGGCACATTGACGCAGCGTTGCATCGTTGTTGCTG